CGCATTTAGTACAGTTTGATTTGATATTCTATCCACCCGAAGGCGGTGTAGATTTTCTCTATAGGAGCAAGCCTTGTGTAATTGAAGGTGTTTCATCAGACTATGGTGGACAAAAGATGACTTTTCATGAAGATGGTTATCCAACAGAAACTACGCTGAATTTAAGTTTGATTGAAATCAATCCGAGAGTATTGGGTGACGAACAGGATGCGGCTAGACACGAAAATCGGAGGCTTGCATAGTGTTTAGATTTTATCCTAAATTCGAATATAATGTCGATGATTATGATACTCTAACAGCTATCGACATTACAAAGAGAATCAAGGTTACCGAATATGTAAAAAGAACTAGCTTGCTTAGTGCTAGATCATATTTCATTCAAGACGGTGAACTTCCGGAACATATTTCGTATAAGCTGTACAGTAAGCCTACATATGCTTATACTATACTGCTAATAAACGGAATACATAATATATTTGAAGAGTGGCCTAGATCCGATAAACAATTTATCAAGTATATTGAAACTAAATATGGATCTGTTATAGGGGCGAAAGCAAGTTCATCCTATTGGTTTGATGGTGATGGTGTGCAAATGAGTTTGGATTATTGGCAAACAATAGATGATAATAAAAAATACGCATTGTCAAACTATGCATATGAAGAAGAATTAAATAATAAGAAAAAAGAAATACGAGTTCTGCTACCTTCTATTATTCCTAGAATGGAAACCGCTATACAAGAAATTTTGAACTCTACGAGCAATTAATAATGGCAGTAACCCCCAATTATCAGCCTGCGGCTAGATTCCCCAATCTAGCTAAACAATCTTCTGATAGAGAATTTCAATTAGACGAATATGTTGCAGACACATTCAGTGTAGACTTTTTTGGTCTAACGCTTCGGGATGGTACCGAAATTAATATCATCGATTCTATGGAAGTCATAGAAATATACGAAGATATTTTCAACCCTTCGATATCCGGATTTTGTCAAATAAGAGATATGTCGGGGGGTTTAGAAAAGTTTCAGTTGACCGGTGGAGAAATTATTAGATTCCGGCTATTCAAGCCAGGAACTACAGACGTAGTTTTATTCAGAAATGATTTAGTTGTTCATACTATTAGCAAAGGTAAATTTGACGCCAACAACTCTATTACGTACAAATTAGAATTTACAACTAAAAGTACTATTGAATCTCAGAAAAGAAGAATCACAAAATCTTTTGGTCAAGAGCGAAACATATCTAAAGTGGTCAAATTATTTGTTGAAGACATGGGTCTTGACTCATCTTTAGACTTGAATATAAAAGACAGTGGTATTCTCACGTTCAATAAAACTTTCGTATCGCCGGGATATAATCCAATCCAAGCAATCAATTACTTAGCAAAACGTGCATGTGCTACAGGCGATTACTATTTATTTTTCGAACGGGCGCAGAACGGATTTCGTAACAAGGGTATGAAAGTGTTTGCTGGAATAAAAAATCTTAGAGACCTTTCGACGAGTTCATCACCTAACTTTACTGAAGAAGGTATCTATAGGATATCTTATTCACCTCAATACGATTACGTCGTTCCAGCAGGCGCTGAAACATACATGAAAACTGAGTTTGTTGAACTACAAAATAACTTTAATCATATTACAAATATGAATAAGGGGTTATATAAAAGTAAAGTTTCTACAGTCAACATCGCAAAACGTTCATACAAATCTTCATTATTTGATTACACTCAAGGTCAAAGCGATTTCTATGTTAACGGATTATTGGCAGAAAAAAGTGTATTTGGTAATTATAGTGGAATTCAAGGTCTACCTGGTGAGCGTTTAGTCATCCCAGCGATCAATGATCCCGTTCATATGAAAGCGGATTGGGTGAAGAATGATATGAATGGTGCATTGCTGATGTCTGGTATCAGAATCAATGTAGGAGTTCCGGGTAGTGTAAACTCCATAGGATCAGGTGATATTGTCTATCTAAGTTTGCCTAGTGATTTTTCGCATTCATTAGATTTGTCTACTGCAGAAGTTCCGGAAAATAATATGTATTCCGGAAAATATTTTGTTACTGCGTGTAGGCATATTATTACAACAACATCCTATAAAAAACATTTAGAATTAGCTAGAGCATCTGTTCGAGAATCCCTAAAAGGTGAAATCGGATTAGTGGCGGGCGAGGATTACCGCCCAACACCTGAAGAATTGTACATTGACACTGCGGTAAAAGTTGGAAGCGATAATCCATTAACTACATTCACTCCTTATCAACCAACGAGAGACGGTGAAGGACCAACCAATCCCGCCGCAGATAGTTCACAGTCTACGTATACTGACGCTGAGTTGGACTCGGTAGTAGTAGAAGATCCCCCATATACTCCAGACGATAGAACCGAGGTAATTCCGGAAATTGATCCCGAGATCTTAGCAAATATTCCCTCAAACGAAGAGATTCAGGCGTTGGTAGCTGAGAGTTTAGCCGGAATAAATATTTTAGGTGCGGGGATTGAAAACTTTTCTCCAATTAATTTAGGTACTTTGGACATAGAGCAAATTACTAGAAATGCTCAAAATATAGTTACATATTCCCCAACGACTATTAGACGTGCAGTTGCTCCAAGAGAAATTCAATTTACACTTGCGGATGGAATAAGAGAAGACTATAATCAATTGTATGGTGATTTCAGCAATTATACCGAACAATTTGTCAATTTTAGTGGAACTATAGATGAGAGATTTACAACAACAATCGGAAGTATTGATAATTACATAAACAGAGTTAATAGTATCGGTGACGCAATAACTAACCAAGAAAATTTGTATGTTGATTTGAAGGATTATGTAGGCGGAGCAATTGGCAATTTGGCCAGTGTTGATATAGTGACTGCCGAAGTCGAAAAGCTAAGAAATCAAATTCCAACAGAAATGACACCAACACAAATTCAATCAATTTTAGATAACTATGTGAACGAAAATAATATTCCAAATCTAGGACAAATCGAAAATTTTGTGAACAATGCGACAACCATCGCTATTCCTGATGCTGGAGTATTAGCCAACAGCCTGATAACCAGTTTAGCGAGCACGGTCCAAACGGCGATCACCGCAGGAGTCAAGGATCTTGGTTTGAATATCAACGTTGAAAAATTAGCATCCGGTGTTGCAGAAACTATCAAGTCAGATGGGGTCGCAGCAGTAGAACAAGCGACACAACAAGTTTTTGAGAATTCTGCAGCCGAAGTGAAGAAAAATAACTTTAATCGTTTTGTTAATCGTGGGGGAGACACTAGTTAATGTTTTTAGGAAGAGACGATTTTGTTTGGTGGATGGGTGTTGTCGAAGATAACTACGACCCATATCTTTTGGGGCGTGTTCAAGTTAGAATATTCGGTTACCATCCACCTAAACACACCGGCGAAATTCCAACGAAAGATCTTCCGTGGGCTGTCTGCATCCATTCTCCGAATGTCATGGGTGCTTACGGGCGACCAGAAATTGGAGATTGGGTTGTAGGATTTTTCTTAGACGGACGAGATTCACAAGAACCTTTAGTCTTTGGAGTTCTTCCTGGCAACACATTATCAAATTTAGGTGAGCCGGGATTTGAATGGTCTGCCCCAAGCGACGTTAGTTATCCAGCAATATACTACAATGAAAACATTCGATCTGATACAAATAGAAATAGCTATACACAAAACATAAAAGATCTTGTCCGATTTGTTTTAGATCCTGAAGGTGGAATTACTCAACAACCTAGAGTTGAATTGTCTATTCCAAATAAGTACATTCGACTCGATATGTACTCAGACTCAGTATACCCTGAAGTTCCAGAAGTCATTTCTGATTATCTGATTTTGGAAAATGGAATCAAAACAGTTTTTGCAAAAAGTGATGTCAACGACGGTTCAATGACCATGAACATTCCCGGCAATGGACAAATCAATTTTGTTGCGCAAGGAAAAGTCAATGCAGATAACACAACGGAAGGCGGGCACATCACACTAACGTCTAAGTTTGGTAATATTATCACAACTACAGACAAGGGAAGTATTCAGCTTATTAACACTTCCGGAAATTTAGCATTAGTTGGAGGGAAAGAAACCTCTAAAATCACGATTACAAACGACAAAGGATCTATTTCAATAGCCAATAACGAAGGTCCGATTGGAATAAAAACCACAGGTGGTGGTAATATTTTATTATCAACATTATATAATAATAGTTCTACCAATGAGAATGCAGGTGATTACTTAGTTGATACTAAAAACTACTATGGCACGATAACACAGAATCTCGTATTTACATCAGGTGGTACATCAACGTTTACTTCGAAAGGATCGGTGGTAGTTTCATCTCTCGAAAATAACACAACAATAGCATCACCGGATGGAAGCTCATCAATAACTTCTAATGTAAATACTAGCGTAATCGGAAATACTGCAGTACTGATATCGTCTGGGAGTGATATTGCGGTCACAGGAACTGTGGACAGTGAATCTATAAATTATCCATTGCTAGAAACGTTAAGAGATATCTTGGCTTCACTTCAAGATTTGAATGATCGTGTCACCGCAATAGAAAATGAACTAGCTCCGTAAAAAAAGTTATAAATAGAATAATGAAAAGGCTACACAGTTAATTATACACATTGTCAAGCAAATGTCAAGTGTTTTTTGTAATTTTTTAAGGAAATGTTATGGACAATCACGAAATTTTAGTAAATTTGTTCGAAACTTATTTGCAAGAACGGGAAAAGTTCCTCACTAAAGGCGTTAAAGTATCAGCGACAAGGGCAAGAAAAGCTTTATCAGAAATCGCTAAAGTAACTAAAGAACTAAGAAAAGAGATCCAAGAAGCTAAACAATAATGGCTACAGTATATTCAGATATAGCGCTAAGCTTTGTTGCAAACCCTAACACTGGAGACGTAACTCCAGTGGCGAATGAGCGAGCAGTAAAACTTTCTCTTCGAAATTTATTGAGTACAGATATTGGAACTAGACCTTATGATCCTGAATACGGGGTCAATCTAAAAAGATATTTGTTCAAACAAGCTGATGCTCTCACTGAAGTTGATATTATTGAAGAGATACACGATGCCATAAAAACATTTGAGCCTAGAGCTATTGTTCAAGCAATTGAAGCGAATGTCGTACCGAATGGAATTGATATTACCATTGAGTTTAAAGTAAAAGATACTGGGATTTTTCAAACATTAGAAACGTTAATAAGCAGAGTCTAAAATGGCAGAAGAAAATAATTTAAAACTAGACGGGCTAGAGTTTTTTGACATCAAGCAAAACTTAAAAGCCTATATGAAGGGTCAGTCGCAGTTCCAAGATTATAACTTTGACGCTTCTGGTTTGTCTACGCTGCTAGATTTACTGTCGTACAACACATACTACAATATGTTTTACACTAATATGGCATTTAATGAAGCGTTTATTGAAACTGCTCAGAAAAGGTCTTCTGTTGTTAATTTAGCTGCAGCACTTGGATATACACCTAGATCTACAACATCAGCAAAAATTCAAGGATCTCTTACGGTATCGATCAGCGGTACCGCATTTGGAAATGTGACAGTTCCTTACGGAACACGATTCAGTTCTGTTGTTGATGGCGTAACATATTACTTTGTTAATTTAGATCCTATTACAATTTTTCCGTCGAATGGTATTTACAGTGCCGATTCTATATCACTAACCGAAGGAGTAATTACGTCCGAAACTTATGTTTATGATGTAAACAATCCGACTCAAAAATTTCTGCTAAACAATTCAGAATCAGACATATCAACGCTTGTTGTAAAAACAGAACTTTCTTCTACAAACGCAACATCACAAAGTTGGACACGATCAGATCAAATCGTGAATCTAAATCGTGAATCTTATGCGTATTACATCAAGGAAACTGATGATGGAAAGTATGAAGTTAGATTTGGTGATGGAATCATCAGCCAAGCGCTTGAGGATGGTAATGTTATAAAACTAACATATGTCGTTTCTAAAGGTGCTGCAGGTAATGGTATTCTAAATTTATCTTTGATGTCAGATCCGAGTAATTTACAAGTATCCGGAGCTTCGATTGTTGCGGCATCTTTCGTAGCGTCTCAGTTCTCTCTTGGTGGACAAGATAAAGAAAGTATTGAAACAATACGATTCAATGCGCCTAGAGCAAACACCGCACAGAATAGAGCGGTAACTGCCGAAGATTTTCAAACAATTCTTGTGAATCAACCCAATGTCGATTCGGTACTCGTGTGGGGAGGTGAAGACAACGACCCGCCCGCTTACGGAAAAGTTTTTATTGCTATTCGTCCTACCGTTGGAGAAGTTCTAACAGAAACTGAAAAATTAAATCTAATTAATGGTGTTATCAATCCTAAAAAAAGTTTGACAGTTTCAACCGAAATTGTTGATGCCGAGTTTATTTATGTCAGCGTTGATGTTAATGCCACATTCGACCCGGAAAAAATTATTGCTTCTGAAGCAAGCCTAAAAGAAACTATTTTCAATACCATTAAGACGTATAATACGGAAAAATTAAATAAATTTTCTCGATATTTCCGCTACTCAGAATTGGTAAGACTCATAGATTATTCTGACAGATCTATTTTGAATAGCGATATTATCGTTAGAATGAAAAAGCGTTTTAGTGTTCAGCTAGGATCATCAGTGCAGTATATTATTAATTTTTCCAATCCCATTCAAAACACAACTGCTGATAGACCTTCCACACACCCTTTTGGTGCGGGGAACCAAGTCACTTCTACCGCATTTTCTTATGGCGGTTTTGATAATTGTTTCTTGGAAGAAAACGGCGGAATCATGAGAATATATCGAGTCAGTGCTGAAGGTGTAATTATCGGTGTCGCACAAAACGTAGGGTCTATTAATTACAATAGTGGGCAAATTATTCTAGACGATTTTAGACCTACGGCAATTGCGGCGGGTGGCGTTACGCTCGAACTTATTGCTAATCCTGCTTCGAGAGATATTTTACCACTTAGGGGACAGATTGTAAATATCCGTAACGGTGATATTCGTGTTGCTGTAACTAACGATAAAGACATCAGTTTGACAAGAAGATAGGTCAATGCTCAATAGCCTGCAAAAAAATCCTTCGCTAAAATTAGAAAGTTTAATACCTGATTTAGATAACGAAAACTTTCTAAAATTTATAGAAGCGTACTATAAGTGGATGGAGAGTACCAAGCTTACTTACATCCAATCCACAGGTACGTTTTCTGCGGGCAACACTGTTGTAGGTCAAGAATCTAATGCCGTAGGTATTGTAAAATATGTTTCTAACGAATATCTTGTAGTTGAAGTCAGATCTGAGGAAGGTTTTTATAACACGGAACAAATTGTAGAATCTCAGTCCGGCATTGAAGCAACGCTGACAAAAGCAAAAGACAACGTTATTCGTGCCGCAAACAATCTAGTAAAAAATAAAACTTTTCAATACGCATCTGGGGATTATTGGGAATATCTTAAAAATGAACTGAATGATTCTGTTCCGTCAACAACTTCCGCTCAAAGAAAACTTATCGCAGAAAGAATACGAGAATTCTATACGTCTAAGAGTAGTGAAGCTGCATATGAGTTTTTCTTTAAAGCATTTTTCAATAGCGAAGTTGTATTCAGATATCCAGGTGAAGAGCTTCTAAGAGTATCTGACGGTAGATTCGAACA